AACTGATCCACAAAAGTTAGGTAGTTGTATAACTTATTATCGTAGATACACTTTGGCAAGTTTATTAGGCTTACAAGCTGTTGATGATGATGCAAATGTAGCAAGTGGTGTAACCGTAGATAAAAAATGGTTAAACCAGAACACACCTGAATATTCTAAAGCAATAGAATTTATAAAAGGTGGAGGTAGTGTAGAAGCTATAAAAGGCAAGTATAAAGTTTCAGGTAAAATAGAAAATGAACTTGCAAAACTGTAAAGTAAATAACGTATATATAAAAATTAATTACAAAAATTATCAAATAATAATTTATGGAAAAAAAGAACGTAGCAATATTATCAGGCAGTTTAAATCTATCTGCGATTGATAAAAGCAAGATTGTAAAAGGCAAAGATGGTAGTCAATATTTAAACATTACTATGATGATACAAGACAAATCACAATACGGTAATAATATTTGGATCACACAAAGCCAAACACAAGAAGAAAGAGAAGCTAAAACAAAAGCAACATCTTTAGGCAATGGAGCAGTACGGTGGTTAGGTGGTGATATAACGGTAGCTGAAAGAAATGAGGTTACTAACCAACAGCAGCAACCAGCACGTGAAGAAGCTGATTTACCATTTTAATAATTGGGGGTTTAATTACCCCCTTTTTTTATATATTTATAAAATGCTTAAAAATTTAAAAGATGGTGAGAAGTTCCCAGCAGATTTTTGGAACTACAATATAAACCCAATAACAGGATATTATATACAACCACAACTACGTAAAGAACATAATGATAGAACCGCAAAGAAATACGCAAAACCACCACAAGGAATATGATAGCACAAGCAAAGAACATACAAGATAGAATACTTGACATAAAATATGGCAGGGTAAAAGAAGGGTTAAAAATAGATATACCTGAAATAGATGAATACTTGCGTTATAAGCAAGGAAACTTTAACGTTCTGATTGGTCACTCAAATGTTGGGAAGACAACGATTATAATGTATTTATTTACAATATGGGCAATAAAACACAAATTAAGGTTTGTAGTCTGGTCTAGTGAAAACACTTCGCAAAGTATTGTAAGAAAAATAATAGAATTTAAAATGGGTAAAACCATAAATGAAGCAAGTGATGAATTGATAAACAAAACTATAGATTGGTGTGATAAATATTTTAAGATAATAGAGGTTGATGATTTAGTTACATATAAACAATTACTAAAACAGGCTACACAAATAAAAGATGCTTGGGATTACAACGCACTACTTATTGATCCGTATAACAGTTTATCAAAAGATATAGGTTTATTAAAAGCAGTAGGAGGACACGAGTATGATTACCAAGTAGCAAGTGAGTTTAGATTATTTGCTAAAAAAAGAAATGTAAGTGTATTTTTAAATGCACACGGTGTAACAGAAGCATTAAGGAGAACCCACGTTAAAGGACACGAATACGAAAACCTACCAACACCTTTAGGTATGGCATCAGTAGAAGGAGGAGGTAAATGGGCAAATCGTGCGGATGATGTAATATGTATACATCGTTATACAGGCTCACCAACAGATTGGATGTATTCACACCTGCACGTATTAAAAGTAAAAGAAAATGAAACAGGTGGAAGATGTACACCTTACGAAGAACCAATAAGATTAAGAATGGCAAGAAATAATATAGGTTTTGAATTTCTTGGTAGTGATTTAATACATAATGTTAAACCAATACAAAAATTAGAAATTTGATATTAATAGTATCTTTATTAATTATATGTGCAATCTATTTAATTATAGGTCAGGTAAAAAATGCTGATGTAATTATTAGCCCTGTAATTGGGATGATGTTTGGTTTTTTATATAGCAAAGAAGAATTAGAAGAAAGTAACGAGATAACCTTGCAATGTTTGTTAGGTGTAATTAGTGTTACTGTAATATGGGCAAGTCCGCACAATGGTTAGGAAAGGTAGCTGAAAGGCATACTGAATGGATAAACGTAATAAAAGGTTTTGGCGAATATGAATACGCAGAAGATTTAGTGCAAGAAGTTTATTTGATTTTATATAAGTATGCAAATGAAGAAAAAGTTATTAAAGATGGTGTTGTTAGTAGGGGGTATATGTACTTTACTCTACGAAGCACTTACTTTCAATTTTACAAAAACAAAAGGAAAATTAAAAAGGTTTCTATTGACAATGAAGAGTATACCAAAGAAGTGGAGGACAATACAAACTTGGATGAAGAAATAGCATACAACAAAATATGTACAATGATAGATGACCACATAGAAGATTGGCGATGGTATGAAAAAAAATTATTTACACTTTACAGAGATTCTGGTTTAAGTATAAGGGGAATAGCCAAAGAAACTAACATAAGTTGGGTAAGTATATTTAATACATTAAAAAACGCAAAACACGAATTAAAACAAAAGTTTCAAGAAGATTATGATGATTATATAAACAATGATTTTGAGCAATTAAAATAAATATTATGAACGAATATAAAGGTGATAAGCGAACAAAGGGTTACAAACAATGGAAAAAGAACCACGAAGCAGCAAGTAATGGTTTAGGTGATAAGGTTGAGAAAGCATTTAAAAAAGTTGGCATTGATAAAGCAGCAAAGTTTGTACTTGGTGATGATTGTGGATGTGATGAAAGAAAAGAAACGCTTAACAAAATGTTCCCAAGTAAAAAGATTGAATGCCTAACAGAGGATGAGTATAACTATTTAGATACTTTCTTTAGCGTTAAAAGATCAACAGTAACACCTGTACAACAAAACGAACTAATATTAATATACAACCGTGTATTTAATGGTAATGCTGTTGCAACAAGTTGTGGAAGTTGTTTTTTAAATGGTGTATATGATAAACTAAATAAGATATTCAAACAGTACAACGATTGAAAGAAGAAGAACTTTTTGAGTATTTAGTTTCTTGTTGTTATCCTGATTTAGTAAAAGCAAAAAGCCAAATGAGCAGGTGGGATTGTTACAGTCCTAAAACCTATCACCGCATTGAGTTAAAATGTAGAACAGTACATTACGATACCCTACTTATAGAAAAGAAAAAGTACGATGCTATGATTGCAAAGTGCGATGATAATTTAGATATACCTATGTATGTAAATTCAACACCTTCTGGTGTATATAGATTTAATTTGTATATTGTTAATCCTGTTTGGGAAATACAATATCATAATACCACAACAGAATTTAAGAACAATAAAAAGATACCTAAAGAAATTGCTTTGTTAGATGTAAGCGAAGCAGAAATATTATAAATAAAGAAACAATGAACAAAAAAATAAACAACCTTAAAGAAATAGAATACTACAGTAACTTTAATTTAGTAGGTGAACACATAGTTAAATCAAGAAAACTAAAACCAGACAATCAAGCACTAAATGATATGTACTTTGCGTGGCAAGAAGTAGGGTTTTATGTACACAACCATATTACTAATGAAAAAATGTACGATATATCTTTAAGTGAGTACCGTGCTGATAAGATACGTGCAGTTGAACGTGCAAGAAAAGCTGAATTAAAAATTGTAGAACTTGAACAAAAGTTAGAAAAACTTGAAACTAAAAAAAGTTTAGGCTTATAATTGTATTTGTTTAAAAAATGTTTATATTAGTAAAATAATTATAAACAATGGACAAAGAAACACGATTTAAAAACGCTGGTAAAATAGGCGATGCAATAGGGTTAACAAGGTACATACTTAATAACAACCCTGATAACACAAACGACAAACTAAAAGAACTTATTAAAATATTAGATAGCATAGAATTATGAATACATTCAAGGATATAGGATATTATATAGAGTATTGTGTTGATGGTAAATTAATTGGTACATTACTTGTTGATAATCCTGACAGAGATGAAGTTGGTTATTATAGCCGAATAGATGCTATAGCTGACACAGATATTAAATTACAAAGAAACAAAATAATAAAAAAAGGCACAAAGTATTATACAAGATTGTATCCTTTATGCGGACAAAAAATATAAATATGATAACATTACTAAACGGTGACCATTGGGGTAAAGAAGAAATACTAACGCAAATGTATGATGATGAATTTTACTATGGTCATTTAGGGCAATACGCTTTAAGTTCTTCATCATTAAAAACAATCCTTAAAAGCCCTAAAACATATAGAAACATTTTAAAGTATGGTGATCCTAATTCAGATAGCCCAGCACTTGCAGCAGGTAAGTTAGTACATTGTATGATACTTGAAAGCCATAAAATAGACAAACTACATTTTGTAGATGCAACTACAAAAAACACAAAAGCATATAAGGAAGCAAAACAAACTTACGGTGAAGTATATTTAACAAAAGAAAAACAAGCAGCAGAACGTTTATCAGATGCTGTATTAAGAAATGAAGCAGCACTTAAACTACTTAACAAAAGTGAGTTTGAAGTACCTGCAATAGATATGATAGAAGGTTTGCCTTTTCGTGGCAAGGCAGATATTATACAGGGTGACACAATAATAGATCTTAAAACAACAGCAGATTTAAATACCTTTAAATATAGTGCTGACAAATATGGGTACGATTTACAAGCGTGGTTATATTTAAAACTGTTTAACAAAAAAAAGTTTAATTTCCTTATTGTTGACAAGGCAAGTACTGATATAGGTATTTTTGATGTAAGTGATGACTTTTTAAAAAGAGGTGAAAACAAATTTAGACAAGCAGTAGATAATTACAAATACTTTTTTGAACAAGATAATGATTTAGATCAGTATGTAATGAGGGGTATATTATGAGGTTGTTTGAAGATGATTGGGGTGTAGATAACAGCCCTGTTGATAACACAGAAATTACAACAACAATACTTTACTTTAGTACACAAGAGTTAAAGGAATTTAAAAAACTTTGTAAGGTTGGCATTAAATTTGAGTTTGGTGAGTTGTATCAACAAAAAGGTAATTTAAGTGATTTTTTATTAAAAGCATTAAGAGATAAATATGGAAACAATTAAAGTAAAAAAAATCTTAACTGATCAACAATCAGCAAAATTAAAAGGTAAATTTTTAAAAGATAGGCATTGGAATACTTTAATAAATTATGATTGCGATGGTTATGACATTAATACAGGACAATTATTATTTAGGTTTAGAAAAAATGCAATACCATTTGATATATTAAAGTCAGGATATAATGCCTTTAAAGATTCAATAAATTTAAATGGTGGTAGGGGTATAGCAGCAGGAGGTTATCACAAACAAATAAGAAAGGATGGAACTGAGGGAAAGTTTGATGTATCACCAAAAGTAGAAAGTGGTAACGTTGGTTTTATGGATGCAAGAGCGGGTAGCGGAACAGTTGCGGTGTGCAGAAAAACCGCATTTGCTAAAGAATACTTTAATAAATATAAGGCAGGTATTCCATTTGTTCAATATGTAGATAAAAAATACAGTGAACTATGCCCAGATCATTATAAAAAACAAAGGGCAATAGCCAACGGAACAAATAAAAATTACATAATAGATAACACAAGTTTTACAACTGTAACTGTTAATAAGAACTTTCAAACCGCAGTACATAAAGATGCAGGCGATTATCCTGAAGGATTTGGAAATTTAATTATATATCGAGAGGGTTCATATGATGGTGGTTATTTTGTATTACCTGAGTATGGTCTTGCATTAGACTTACACAATACAGATATATTATTTGTTGATGTTCATAAATGGCACGGAAATACTGAATTTAAAAATTGCAGTGATGATTGGAAACGGATTACTTTTGTTATGTATTATCGTGAATATATGTATAAATGTAAATCACCAAAAGAAGAATTACAAAGAATTAAAATGGATCAAACAGGATATTTAAAATTATGATAGATTACAAGATAGCAATACCATCGTATAAAAGACACAATACGATTAAACAAAAGACATTAAAGTTATTAGATGAATATAATATAGATAAAAACAGAATTACAGTATTTGTTGCTGATAAGGATGAAGAACTTTTATATAAAAAATCATTAGGTGATGAATACAAAATAGTAGTAGGAGTTCCAACAATAGGAAAACAAAGAAACTATATTGAGAAATACTATACTGTAGGGACATACCTAATGATGTTTGATGATGATATTGATGCGGTTATGATAAAAATAAACGATAAACTTGAGCGTGTTAATGATCTCGAAAATGATATTATACAATTAGGTTTTAATGAATGTATTAAAAATAAAAATAATGTATTTGGTATTTATGCAGCATCAAATCCATATTTTATGGAGAATCGTATATATACAAAATTATGTTATATTATAGCTTCTATGTTTGGTGTAATTGTACAACACGATAAATACCTTGAAAGACAAACAAACCACGGAGAGGATTACGAATACAGTATAAGGCAATATATTAAAAATGGTTCTGTAACAAGAATTGATTATGCAACAGTAAAATCAAATTACTATAGAGAGCCAGGAGGATTACAGGAAGTAAGAACACAACAATACGTTTACGATTCAATAAAATGGATACAAGATAACTTCCCAGATTATTGTACAATGTATATAAGAAAAACTACAGGTAATGCTGAGCTTAGATTAAAAGACAAAAAACCAAACAAACAACAAACACAATTATTTTAAAATGGAAAATATACAAGAAAATCAATATAATTTATTTTTTGAAGGCACGGTTAGTGAATATTTTAATGGATACAAAAAACTTTATTTAGGTGACAAAGATTTTATATTTGCAGATAATATTTTAAATATAACAGGCGAAATAAAAATAATATCAAAAAATGGTAAATTTGAAGGCAAAAAACTAACTTACAATCAGGCAAGGGAATATTCTAGCACAGTAGATATAAAAGACAATATGGGAAGAATACAAAAATCATATTTGTTTGAATATCATAAACACGTAGAAAAACCATATGTAATTGTAGTGCCATTTATTAAACCAATAGAAGGTTATATGGTAAATGCAATGGATTTTTTAGATGTACAAAAGGCAAAAATGTTATATATAAATATTAATAATCAGTTTAATAGGTGGATTGTGGGGGATCATACCGTTGGTGCTACACCTCAAAAAGAATTACTTTGTGTTTAAATGAATAAAAAAATAATAGAAGAATTTTATTTACTTGCTTTAGTGGACATAGTAAACGGTAAAGATATATCGGAACTTGAAGAAACAATAAAACTATATGAACAAGAAGAACACTACGAAGCGTGTGCAGGAATACAAAAAGCAATACACGAATCAGGATATTTAACAATTAAAGAAATAATAGAAAGAAATAAATTATAAAAATAAATTATGAGCGCATTAATAATAAAAGAAATAGTTGAACAACAATTCCAAATTGACATAACAAAAGATACAAGAAAACGTGAATACGTAGAAGCACGTGCAATATACTTTTACCTTACAAAGCAATACACAAGAATGTCGTTATCAGCAATAGGTAAAACAATGAATAGAGATCATTCAACAGTTCTTTATTTAATAAAACAAGTGCCAAATTGGATTAAATATGATACACAAATTACCGGAATTTATAATAAAATAAACGATAGGTTGCAGGATGCTGTAAATGCACACCCTGAAGAATTTAAAACAGCAGTTTCTTTAGAGGGTTTTTATGAAATACAATACAAACGTTTAAAGAAGTTAACAGAACAAATTAATCAGGATCAATTAACAATTAGTTAGTTTTTTTATTGTACTATTGATTAAA